ATGAGCGAAGCGGCTGAAAAATATCGCATCGCAGAGTTCGCGAGAATCGTTTCTGTTTCAAGAAAAGTCATCGTAAACGATGACCTTGGCGCGATGACTCGTGTTCCAGATCGTATGGGACGCCGCGCCGCTGATTTGGAAAGTGACTTAATTTGGAATTTAATCAAAGATAACGCTAACTTAGCAGATGGCCTTGCGCTTTTCTCTGCTGGTCACAATAACCTTGCAACAGATGCAGGTGCGCCAACCGAATCACGCCTTGGCGACATTCGTGCAGCGATGCGAAGACAAGTTGGCCTTGATGGCGCTGAAATTTCGCTTGTTCCAGAATACATGTTTGTACCACCAGCACATGAAACTGTTTCTGAAAAACTATTGGCAACAATTATTCCAGATTCGTCTGGGAATGTTTCGCCTTTCAGTCAAAGTGGAAGAACGCCACTTCAACTTGCTGTCGAACCACGCCTTGAAACAGGAACTAACGGGTCACTTACTGCTTGGTATGTCTTCGCTGGCCTTGGCCAAGTCGACATGATTGAACTTGCAAGACTTGAAGGAACAGACGGGCCTCAAATTTCAACCCAAGAAGGCTTCGATGTTGCTGGACTTAAAATCAAAGTGGCTCATGATCTTGGAGCTAAAGCTCTGGACTTTAGAGGGATGCAAAAGAACGCAGGCCAGTAAACTAAACCTTAACCTTAAATTGGCGGCGTAATGGCCGCCAGTTATGTTGGAGATTTTTTAAATGAAAAATTTTGTCAAACCTGGAAACCATATCACTGTTGACGGTCCAACTGTTAGTGGTGAAGGTAAACTTGTTGGAAGTCTTTTCGGTTATGCCCTTGGCACTGAACCCGCTGGAACTCGCAACGCTGAAATCGTAGTTGAAGGCGTTGTCAAGGCTGCAAAACTTGCAACTGACGTTATGGCTGTTGGCGCGAAAGTCAACTGGGATGATACCGCGAAAGAAGTCAAGCTTGCAGCTGGCGACCTTGATGGCGTTGGAACTGTTGTTAAAGCGGCTGGAAACGGCGACACTGAAGTCGAAATTAGGCTTACACCAGCTTAATGAAAGGGGTCGACCCCAATGGCCCACAAATTCAGTGACCTAGCGGATACAGCTTTTAAACACATCCGCACTACAATGCGTGAACCAGTGGTTTGGATACCTAAAGAGGGTAGCCGAACCACTTTTGACGGAATCTTCGATGACTCGGCGGTTCTTGTTGATCCTGACACAGAGCGCGAAATTTCATCCAACGTTTACACGTTAGGATTTCGATTTAAAGATTTAGCAGCCAAGCCAGTAAAAGGCGACAGGTGCGAAATAGGTGGCAACCCATACAAAGTTGTCGAGGTAAAAGAAGATGGCGTGGAAGGTGTTTCTGGCGTCCTGATACTTCACAAGGATTGTTAGATGGCCGTTGCAACCATAACCAAGAAAACCCGCAAACTAATCAGGAAAAAGATTGTCAGCATTTTGAAAAACAAAACGCTGGCCGGTGCAAGGGTTTTCCCTAACCATTCTGTACCACCCGCTGTTGAAGAACTTCCTGTAATTCTTGTTTATCCAAGATCAGAACAAAATGAAAAATATGCAGAATCGCCGCGTGAATACACCAGGGAACTTGATGTTTCCATTGAAATCATTGCGGCTGGCCCGGAAGTGGACGAAGAAGGCAATGAGCCCGCTGGCAAAACTTCCCTGGAAGATTTACTTGACGACATAGCGGAACAAGTCGAGTGCGAGATGGCCAAGGACGAAACCCTTGGCTGTGAAGCCGATGACAGTATGATTCGAAACATTGAATTCCAATTTGAGGGAAGCGGTGGCGAACCTATCGGATCTTGCCGAATGACCTATCAAGTTGAATACAACGTAATGTCACCTGAATCTGTTGAAAAACAGCTTGGCGAACTGGACACCTTCGAAGGTGCAAACACACAGTATGATCTAGTTGAAAGTGAACCGAACACAATAGAAGCTGAAGATACTATTGATGTTCAAACGGCATAGGGGTAATATTTAGTTATGAAACAAGCACAGAATGACATGCGCGTTAAAATCGTTTCGCCTTTCATGCACCCTTTAACAAGAAGGATGCTTCACAAAGGCGATGTTATTAACGTTCCTAGCAGTGGCTTTTGGCTCAAACGTTTGCAAGTTGAAGACGTACAGAAGACAGAAGAAAAACCTAAAGTAAAGGTTCCTTCGTCCGAAGTAAAACAAGAAGCTGCAAAACCGAAGAAGACAGAAAACAAAAGTAAAAAATAAGAAAGGACTGACCCATGTCAATTAGTTTTTTACAAGTTCCCGCAGGTGTTAAAGTTCCAGGAACATATGTTGAGTTCGACACTAGCAAAGCACAGCAAGGCGCTTCGATCCAAAACCACAGGGCGTTATTGATCGGCCAACGGTTGGCGGCTGGAACAAAAGCAGCAGGAAGCATTGATGTAATTACAAGCGCGGCGCAAGCGCGGGAATTTTACGGGCCGGGTTCAATCCTTTATCACATGGCCAAAGCTTTCATCGGAAAAAACAATGGCGTCAATGAACTTCGCGCAATTGCACTTGATGATGATGGCGCAGCAGTGAAAGCTGTTTGGACTCTAACATGGGCGGCTGACCCAACAGCGATTGGCGTAACAAACCTTTACATTGGTGACAGAAAATATTCATACGCCAATGCAGCCACAGACACCAAAACAGAAATCATTGCAGGACTTGCAGCAGCAATTGCGGCTGATGAAGATGCATATGTAACTGCATCGGCGGCTGCATCTGCGTTAACGGTAACTGCAAGAAACGGCGGTTTAGCTGCAAACGACCTTGATATTCGTTTCAACAAATTCCCTTCAGAAGAAGAACACCCGGCGGGAATTGCAGATGGCGATGTTACCCTTGTGGCAACAACACCTGGCGCAACGAACCCAAGTGTGACTTCAGTCATTACTGCAATGGGAGAAACTCAATATCACGAAGTTGTAACTTCAATCGCTGACACCGCGAACCTTCTTTTACTTACAACTGAAATGGATGACCGTTGGGGACCGATCAGAGCCAACGATGGCCATTTATACTATTCACGAAACGAAGATTTTGCTTCACACAGCTCTTACCTTGACACAAGAAACAACGCACAAGAATCAGTTATGGCTGCACGCGGTCCAACCCCGTCATGGGAATGGGCTTCTGTCATGGCTGCAAGTGTTGCTGAATCTGCACAAGGCGATCCGGCGCTTCCATTTTCTTCAATCGAAATGACTGGCATTTCAGCGCCACTCGACACTGAAAGGTTTTCTCACAGTGAAAACGATTTGATTTTAAATGGTGGCGGTTCAACGTTCTATGTTGACGAAGGTGGCGTTGTGAGAATTCAACGTATGCGAACCACTCGTGTTCAAAATGAATTCGGTGCAGATGACGAAGCGTTGGCGGGACTTAACCCGAAACTTACGCTTTCATATTTGAGATACGATTTCAGAGCCAACTGGGTTACTAAGTTCAGTAGATTCAAAATTGCTGATGACGGAACAAAGTTCGGTGCTGGCCAACGAATCATTACACCGAAGATTGCTAAAGCTGAAGCCATTGCAAGGTTTAGAATCTGGGAAGAACTCGGCCTTGTTGAAGGTATCGACCAGTTCAAACGTGACCTAGTGGTTCAACGTTCGTCAACTGATGTCAACAGAATGGACCTACTTCTTCCACCAGACCTAGTAAACCAACTTTATGTGTCTGGCGTTCAGATTGGCTTTATTCTCTAAACAAAACGTTTACTTTTTTTGAAAGGAAAATAACATGGCAAACAGAAGAGTCGGTGGTATCATCTTCCTGAAAGTGAACGGTGAACTGTTCCAAGCCAAAGGTGAATTTACTTACAATATCAATCCTAATAAACGCGAAAGTCAAGTTGGCCAGGATGGCGTTCACGGGTTTTCTGAACTTCCAAAACCAATTTTCATTGAAGGAAGTATCACAGACAGCGATGAACTTGACGTTGAAGCGTTCTTCGCGATTCGTGATGCAACCATCACAATGGAATTGGCGAACGAAAAAGTCATTGTTTTACGCGAAGCATTTTATGCTGGCGATGGCGATGTCACAACAAGCGCTGGTGAAATTCAAGTTCGTTTTGAAGCGATCAGCGGCGAAGAAGTACGTTAATTTAATTAATTAAAACCACATTGATTTAAATCAGTGTGGTTTTATTTTTAACTTTTAATTTTGGATAGGAACCAAAATCATGACAGAACAAACCGCAGCCACTAAAAAAGTGAAACAAATCACTGTCCCACTTTCTGAACCCATTTCATGGGGTGAAGAAACCATTTCAGAATTAGTTCTAAAAAGACCCAAAGCAAAAGACATTGAACATTTAAGCGCTGACCCAACGTTAAAAGAACTTTTAACGGTTGCACAAAAATGTTCGCGCCAACCGAAAAGGGTCATTGATGACCTTGACGCTGAAGACGCGATGGCGGTTGTTGACGCGGTAGCTGATTTTTTAGATGGTGGCCAAAAGACTGGAAACACTCGCTCGTTTTAATAGGGTTCATTTTTAAATGGACGAAAAGCGACCTTTACAGTTTGGATGATTTGGAAATACAATTTTGGTTTAACCAAGCCGATGAAATAAGTTCAAAACTTTATCCAAGTGAGGGGTAAAAGATGCCACAGGAAAAAGAAGTCAGACTGAAAATTAGGGCGCTCGATAAGATCACGAACACCCTTAAGAGAGTTCAACGACATTTTCCTGTATTGGCGCGAAAGGTGCGAAAAGCCTCAGCTTCGTTTGCAATTGCAGCCGCTAAAACTAAAAAGTTTAGAGATGCAATGAACAAAACTGGGCGTTCCATGCGAAGACTTGGCCGCGACATGAATACAAGAGTATCTGCACCTGTGGCCCTAGCAGGTGCAGCAATTTTGCGAACAGGTGTTAATTTTCAAAAGTCAATAAACAGAGTTGGCGCGATAACCAGAACCATTATCGGAAAAGAAGTAACACCGCAATTTATCCAACTTGAAAAACGGGCCATGGAACTTGGCCGAACCACAGAATTTTCGTCAACCCAAGTAGCTGACGCCATGTCATTCCTTGGCCGCGCTGGTTTTAAAGCCAATGAAATTTTAAATTCAGTGGACAACACACTTGCCCTTGCGTCTGCGAGTGGCATGGATTTGGCTTTTACCGCCGATGTTATGTCAAAAACTATCAGACAGTTTGGACTTGACGCCAGTGAATCAGGAAGGGTTGCCGATGTTTTGGCTGATGTTTCCCGAAGAACAAATGTTGACTTGGAAACTTTATCAGAAACATTTAAAGATGCAGGTTCTATTGCAGCAACATACGGTTTGACTTTAGAACAAACAGCAGCGTTAACAGGTTTACTTGGTGATGCTGGTATCCAAGGTTCTAAAGCAGGAACAACACTTAAAAACATTATGTTAAAACTTGCAACGCCAACAAGTAAAGCGACGAAAATGCTACAGGCGATGGGCGTAGCGGTTACAGATGCAGCAGGAAACATGCGACCTGTTGGCGACATTATTACAGCCATGGGTCCAAAGTTGGCGCAATTAAACAAAAACAAACAACTTGAATTCCTAAACGAATTGTTTGGGTTAAGAGGCATAGCAGGCGCATCGGCACTAATGGCGCGGTCATTAAAAGAAGGAAAAGACCCAGCCAGGACATTGACCGAAATATTAAAAGGTTCAACTGGCGCGGCCAAGGATATGCAACAAATCATGCTTCGCGGCGCTCCAAAAGCCATGGCCGAATTTAATTCTGCACTTGAAGGCGTTGGTTTAAGTTTTGCAAGGTCAGGGTTACTTAAATCGTTTACAAAATTACTTAATAAAATGGCAGAATTATTCGGATGGATAACTAAACTTTCACCTGAAACAAAAGATCTAATAATAAAGTTCGCATTGTTTGCGGCGGTCATAGGTCCGTTGCTTATGGTTTTAGGCACACTAGCGACAGTTATAGGAAAAGTGTCGATAGCGCTAGCAGTTATTGAGTCATTAATGGTTGTGATAGCACCTTTAGTTGGCCTTATTTCTATAAAATTCATATTAATAGCAGCAGCCATAGGACTTGTCATAGCTGGGGTTGTCAGATTGGTAGACCGTTGGGGTAAAATGGTTGACGCTTTCAAAACTGGAAAAGGATTTTTCAACAGCATTGGAAGATTTTTCAAATCCTTCGTGACCGATGTTGATGACTCGGCGAACGCCATTAAACGCGCTGACCGCGCTATGGGCGGTGTACGAAAAGTCCAAGTGACAACAGAAGAAATGGAAGGCAAGAAACGCGGCCTTTTCCAAAACACACTTGGCGCTGAAAATAGTGGCCTTAAAGCCAAAAGCGCTTTAGGCAATATCGGAAACCAACAAAACACAACGAACACAAACAACGCTCGTGTCGATATCACTGTCAATGACCCAGGCGGCAACGCCAATGTCAGGGGTTTAGCAGATGACCTCGACCTATTCAGTTTGAACACAGGACTTTCAGGAGCGGCGCAATAAAATGACTTCACTTTGGAAAAGTAAATTCAGACAAGGTTCTTTTCGCGGCGTTCCATTCCAAACGCGGTCACATTCAAAAACTGGTGGCCGAAGGATACAAGGTCACGAGTTCCCACAAGTTGAAGAAAACAGAACTGAAGACCTTGGCCGCAAACTGGCCAAGTTTAGTTTGGACATGTACGTCATTGCAGACGATTATTTTCCAGCCCGCGATGCGCTAGAAGCTGCACTAAATAAAAAAGGTCCAGGCGAACTGATACACCCGTACCTTGGCCGTATGACGGTGCAAGCTGGTGTTTACACGTTAAGTGAAACAGTTGAAGAAGGGCGCATGGCTCGATTCACTGTTAACTTTTCCGAAGCAGGAAGTAAAACATTCCCTGAACAGTTCGTTGACTCGATCACTTCAGTAACTTCAACAGCCAATGAAATGACTTCTTCAGCACGAAGCACGTTTGAAGATATTTTCACAATTGCAAACACGCCAGCATTTGTTGTGCAGTCAGCGGCGAACGCGGTTAATAATGTCACAACCTTTATGGATACGGCTGTCAAAAAAGTCACACAACCAGTGGCCAACCTAACGTTTGCAATTCGGAACCTGGAAACAGCCATTGAAGATTTGATTTCAAGGCCAGGTGAACTTGCACAAATAATGAATAATATGTTTGATACATTGGTTGACGAATTTGAAAACACGCCAGAAGTGGCTTCAAGTGTTTTGTCACAGTTTAAAAACTTAAAAGATGAATTTGAAGTTGTGGTTGGCGATACCCCGTCAAGAAACCAGGAACGCATAAACCAAAACGCTGTCATTGCGTTGGCTGAAGATTTGGCGTTTGCGAACCACGCTAAAACCGCATCACAAACAATTTTCACTTCTTCGCAACAAGCGTTGGCTGAACGTGATGAAATAATCACAGACCTTGATAACCGGGCTTTAACCCTTGCCGATTCTGCTGGCGACGACGACCTTTACCAGAACAACAAGGACGTTCAGGCCGCATTAACTCGTGCAATCCCGCAACCAGGACTGGCCGAACAAATCACATTCACGCCGCAAACAACTTTACCCGCGCTTGTACTGGTTCACCAGTTGTTTGGAAACGTTGACAAGGAACAAGAATTAATTGACCAGAACAATGTTCAACACCCTGGGTTCGTACCGATAAAACAATTGGAAGTAAGTAATGGCTAGTTTTGGTGATGACATTGTAGGACCAGCAACGCCGCCACTTGTGAACGGTATATTAAACCCCGAATCGGTAACGGTATCCATTGCAGGAAAAGCGTTCCACGGCTGGAAAACAGTATCAATTACAAAACACCTTGAATCGATTACAAACGAATTTACTTTGGTTTTAGATGACAAATTTGAAGGGTTAAGCACAGACTGGCCTTTGAAACCAGACATTCCTATTAAGATATCAATTGGCACCGAACGCGTTTTCACAGGACACATTGAAACCGCTGAACCTGAATTCGGGCCAAAAAGCCGATCATTTACAATTGGTGGCCGTTCAAACGCTGGCGACATCGTGGACTGTACTCACGAAGGGCCAAGTGAATACAACAATATTTTGGTTCAAGATTTAGCTGAAGAACTATGTAAACCTTTTGGCATTAAAATATTTTTGTCAGTGACTCCAACAGAACTGATTAAAAAGTTCAGCGTCAAACCTGGAGAAACTGTGTTTGAAGCCATTGACCGCGCTGCAAGGCTGCAAGGATATTTTTGGATCGCAACCCGTGGTGGCAATATCAGATTGACACGCGCGGCCAGGGCGCGTTCATTTTCAAAACTCGTTCAAGATAAAAACATACTGGCCGGGTCAGCA